TGTGACTGCATCGGTAGCACCTGATCCATCACGATAAAACTTAAAGCGATCTGCATTATAGGCATCACCTAATGAAAATCCTGAAGTGCCTCGTTGCCAAATACCAAAGTCACCATTGATAACCTTATTCTTGCCAGCTTGACCAAAGCCAATGTTCCAGACAGATGTATCAATGGCATCGCCCAGTGTGCGGATGTCTGCTGCGCCATTTTTTACAAGGCTGCTGTTATCGGGTTCAGACCACGAATAGTTCGGTGAAAGTGCCATTTAGGTTAGTGCTCCTGTCGCATTTGTCCATGTAAGTGTAGCATTTACGCCAGTCCAAATTAGTGAGGCTGGCAATACTGTTTCCCATTGTGTAGTAGATAGTGAGAAGTCTGTAGCTGAGATGTAGAGAGTTATGTCCACATAAGTAGGGGTAGCGTTAAGTGCGACATTTTCGACAAAGCCATCGAACTGACCATCTAGCAAGTTAGCAGGTAAGTTAGTAACAAGCACAGGCTGACCAAAAAAGACCCCAATAAGGCTGTCAAGCATCGCACTCGGCATGTCGGGATTATCTAGGCGGAAGCGGATCGCTCCTAATGAGCCTCTAGGGTTCTTGCGTAGGTTTAACTCTCTAGAGGCGATGTCAGTGATGTCTGCAAGGTTCTTGATGTTAGAGTCAGTAGACCGCTCAAAGAGCCCGTAAGAGGCTATAGAGTCGCTATCTGAGACACTGTAGGTTGAGCCGTATCCTGTGGAGTAGCGATAGATAAGGCTGTTACGGATGCGAGCAATCTGAGTTGTTGCAGTGATAGAGCTTGGTGTTGCATACGAGCCATCAAGGTTAGTAAAGCCGTTTGCTGCGAGATAGTTAGATCTGTGGTCTGCATCGTCATAGGAGACATCCCCGTCCTTTTCCTCATAGATCTGACCTAACGCGCTGGTAGCAATCTGGTCTGCAAGAGTCTGAGACTTAGCAGAAGCGTTAGCAGCTAGAGCGATCATCGTGTAGAAGCCTGTGTCAATAGTGCCGATATAAGACTCTGCTTCTGCCCATGTAACAGTTGCCGGGTATGTATCCCATGTAACAGTCGGTGTGACCTCTGCCCATGACAGGTTAAGAGCCGCGCCTAAAATGTCTGCGATCTGTTCGCCATCTAGTTCCTCGATAAGCGCAGTGTTATACACAGCCTTAGTAAGTTTAGCCAGGGAGCCTATGCCTAAGATAGTGCCCGTAGTGATGTAACCCGCTTCTTCAGGGCTACGCACTCCGATGTTAAAGTCTGATACTTCGCCACCGAACACAGTGACATAAGTGCCACCGCTGTTCTTAAGCTCTAAGGTAATTGGCTCTGTGACATTGATGGTAAAAGGCGAATTATCGGTATTGATAATCTGTACTTGGCAGTAACCTGCTGTGGCTTGACGATCGATGTCCAAGCGACCAGATGCGAAAGAGACAGAAGTGACAGTCGTATAGACATCATCACCTACTGTTACTCGCCACTCTGGAAGCCATGTCATTATTCAGTAACTCTCAAAGTTCCGCGATCGATTGCATCTTGCAAAGTTTTATTCATAAGCTCGGCTGCTGCATTAGGATCTCCTACTACACCAAAGTTATTTACAATAGTAACTGCAGTGCTTCCAGATGAAGATCCAGAAGGTAGCATTCCACTAAACGCATATTCACTTAGATCCTCAAAATACTGTAGCTCTGCGCCTGTAAATCCTTTCTGTGCCCTAACTCCGCCTGCGCCCTTTATAGGGATTAGGCTTTTAGGCATTAAAGGTGCTGCTCCTGCTAACTTTGCACCGCTGCTGCCTGTACCGCCACCTGTACCGCCACCTGTACCGCCTGCGATTTCCTTTAACAGGCGTAGGGCTTCTTTAAGATTGTTTAGGTCTATCAATTCTTTAGGCTTTAGACTGTCAAGGATTGATTTAATCGTAACAAGTTTGGCATCTTGTCCAGTCAAAGCAGCGAGAATTCCAAGGTCTGCATTGAGTTTAGCTGTTGCAGCTTTAATTGCTGCTTCGTCTTTAGTAGCCATAGCATCTTCTAATGCAAGGATTGACTTCTTGACATTTAGTCGAGCAGTGTCATTAGCAATCTGTAGCACTTGTGCGCCATTAGTTGCCTTGCCTAATGCCTCAGCCTGTGACTTAAGAGCTGCCTCATTCTGGATCTTTTCTATGTCAAAGACTTCTTCACCTTTAAGCAGGGCAACCTCTCCCTTAGCGAGAAGGGCTTTGGCTTTGTCTGTAGCTAATTGCTTAGTCTTTAATCCAAGTCTTTCACGCTCGCGCTTTAACGAATCCTTCTCAAGTTTTGCTAGAATTTCTTGTTGTCTTTTTTCAGAAACTGTAAGTTTGGCTTCTGCCTTTTTTACTGGTGGTATGACATTGACACCAATTTGAGCACCTGCAAAGCCTTGGAAGATCTCCTTAGGCAGTTTCTTTAGATTCTGAAGAAGAGTCGGAATGACACCAATAGTACGACCCGTCTGCGCTGTAACCTTAGCCAAGGCACTTGCAATATTCTCGATTGCATAAGCAGCATCTGTGGCTTCTGTGCCACCACCGATAGCAGCAAAGGCATCTACTAAACCACCACCGATTATCTCTGATGCGTTACCTGTTGCAATCGTTAAAGTATCCAAAGAATAAGCAGTTGAGCCAAGATAATCTTCTGCTGCTCCTGCTGATCTTTTTAAGATAACCCCAAGAATCTCATTAAATGACTTGGATGTAAGCTCTGCCCTTGTTAAACCCGTATTGTATTTAATCAGACCTCTAGTAACTCCCACATAACCTTTAGCAAGATCCTCTGAGACTGTTGCTAGATCGATGCCAGATGCGCGACTGATAGTAATTGCATCGTTAAGAAGCTTTTGAGATTGGACTAATGAACCAGTAGTGGTAAGCAAACCCTGAAAGGCCGGGCGAAGAATGTCATCGGCAATCGCTGCGGATTTCTCTAACTTGCCAATGTAGTCAGCAATAGCAGGATTAGCAAAGCCAATGCCTAGATTCTCAACTGCTCTGGTAAGTCTGTTTGCCGCTGCTTCATCTTGTGCAAAAGCCTTTACGGATGCTTTGCCATAGGCAACAATCGCCTTTGTGCTATAAGCAAGACCTACTGCTCCTGCTAACTTCTTAACGCCTTTAGTAAGTTTTGCCGTTGCGCTATCGGCTTGCTTAAATGCTTTGTTACCAGTGAACTCAGCTGCAATGTCAATAATTACATTAGCCATAATTAGCCTTTCACTGTTGCGCGTTGATTAAGTTTCTTGCCTGCCGTTGCAATGGCTGTAAGAACGCCTTCTCTGGCTTTGCCATTGTTTTCGTCATAGGCACGATAAAGAACACGACCTTGCATGCGACCCTTACCCTTAAGAGGTGCTCGGAACTTGCCATCTTGATTAATGACGAACTGACTTTGTGGGCTTACCTTGCCCATTCTTTCGTAGATTGATCCAGCTCTGCTTTTGTTAAATACTTGGGCAAGGGATCTAAATCCTCTGGAGTTACGCTTTGATGGCGTAGTTTTAAAGCCAATCTTTGATTTAGCCTCAGAAGGATTAAAGGTAGGAAATGTTGCTTCCGACATCTGACGGGGAAGCCAACCGCTAAGAATGTCTCCGCGATCTGGAATGTAACCTTTAGCTGATTGGCTGATAGGTCTGATTGCTGTCTTAATCTCCTGTTGAGTTTCCTTAGCAAGATCAGGAGTAAACTTACGAAGAGCCTTGCGAAGCTCAATGCCGCCCTTTACGCTTGCTGGCATCGCTCACCTCTTTCGCTTCATCCTTGAGCCCTTGCACTAGTGCATCGAGCATGGTCTTATCTAGATCCAATAACTGCTGTGGCGAGATCCCTAACCTAATGCTCAAGCGAGCGATTAAGTAGGTGAACGGGAGATCTCGCTTTAAGCTAAAGGGTCTGAGTCTAGAACCTCGACACTCTTAAGTGTCTCAATGAACTCAATCCCGAAAGGCTTAACAGTTTCACCTGACCTGCGTGTTACTTCCCATGCTAACCAATAGACATCGCTCTGCTTTTCTTCATCGCGGAACGCCTTATGGAAGCCCTTTTTAGCGTACTGCTCGAATGAGTACTCCACTGCTGGAGTGATCTCGCCTTCTAGTACGCTTCCATCTGTACGAACTATCTTTAGTTTTGCCATGAGCTTGCCCCTTTATAGTTTGTTTAGAATGTGCCAGTTGTGGCTACTGCAACTGTTGAGTTAGCAGTAAAGGTAATTGACTGTGTGCCAATGTCGGCTACACCACCATTGATGTCTGTAGTGTTATTGACTAGAAGTGAGACAGTGTAAAGAGGGTTAGTAGCAGAAACTGCTGTTCCCTTTTCCTGTAGGAATACACATGTAACTGTTGTACCCCATGCAGCTTGTAGTGTTGCCAATACATTTGCTGATGCTGTGTCATTTAGGAAGTCGATTGTTACAGATGATGCTTCCAAGCCCTTAACGAACTTATGTGAAGAATCACCCATTGCAGTGACTTCTAGCTCGTCAAATGTGCGGTTAAGAGTAATTGATGTAACATGGTCAGAAAGATCAACAGTGTTAATCTTCACGCCTACTTTATTGTTTAGAAATACAGCCATGAGATTATTCCTCGTCTTTCTTAGTAGTTACTGGCTTAGGTGCTGGTGTGCTTACTTGCCCGATTTTCTTCAGGAAGTCAGCGTTTTCTTGTTCCCACTCGGACATGTTTAGCTCCAACTCGTTAGGATTGATACGGACATCTCGCAGCTCAGCAGATCGCCTGATGCAGCGTTGAGAATACTAGGTGCGCTTATCGCGCTTACATTATAGACGAGAGATGATGCTGCGAGCTTTGCGAACACGCTGCAAACAGTATCTTCTATCCCGTTAAGGTTGCCCTCATTGTCAAACAATGGCACAGTCATAACAATCTTAAAGTTAGCCATTGGGCTGATCGTGATGTGCTGATTGTTGCTAGGTGTTAAGTAAGGATCATCTGGAGAAACAATTACAGAATTAGCAAGGACTGTCGCAGGCGGGAAAGCAAAGGTCTGCCACTTAGCGTTATCGACTAGAGCGGTAGCTAATGTGGTTCTAAGAGTAGTGACGGCAACGGGCATTATCCCACCATCGAACGCGGATCAAGTGCATGAGCGATCAATCCTCGCACCTTAGCGAGAAGCTGTGCGCTCATTCGGTAAGGGCTTGGCTGGAAATCGACAGCGTTACTGCCTGAAAGGGTGGCTGTACGCGCTTGCCAG